CGTTGGGTGATGCGCGTTGCGGGATCGATCTGGAAAACGCCATCTATAGGGGAACGGGTGTGGTCACCGACCTATTGCGCGACCGGGCGTTGATGGCCTCGGGGTTGTCCGGTTTTGACGCTGGATGGTTCACATTAGGCACTGTCACCTGGATCAGCGGTGCCAATGCCGGGCGGATCGCTGATGTACTGGCCCATGGATTGGCCGATGCCATCGCCACCCTGACCCTCCTGGAAGCGCCAGTGCGTGCACTCGCCGAGGGCGACAGCTTCGTGGCTCGGGCGGGCTGCGACAAGCGCATGGCAACCTGTGGAGCGAAGTTCGCCAACACCGCCAACTTCCGGGGATTTCCCAACATTCCGGGGCAGGATGCAGTTCTGCGCTATGCCAGCCAGGACGGCGGGCATGAAGGTGGCGTGTTGTGATGACCGCTGATCCCGTCCTCGTTGTCGCCACAGCGCGGGCATGGCTGGGCACGCCCTATCACGACCAAGCCAGCCTGCGCGGGGTGGGTTGCGACTGCCTCGGCCTCGCGCGCGGTGTCTGGCGCGACATAGTGGGCGACGAGCCTTTTCCGATCCCGCCCTACAGTCGGGATTGGGGCGAAACAGGGCCGCACGAAGTGCTGGCGAACGGTGCCGCATCGATGTTGATCCCGATTGCAATGAGTGATGTCGGTCCCGGCGCGCTGGTCCTGTTCCGCATGGCTCCGCGCGCCATTACCAAGCATGTCGGGATCCTGACCGCGCCTGACAGTTTCATCCATTCCTATGAGCGCCTCGGCGTCGTCGAAGAAGTCCTGACCCATGTCTGGCGGCGGCGCATTGCCTTTGCCTTCCTGTTTCCGCCCTCCGACAGCATCTGAAAGTCCTCACATGGCATCTCTTGTACTCGGCGCGGTTGGCTCCGCGATCGGTGGCTCCATCGGCGGCGGGCTGCTTGGCATAAGCGCCGTCACCATCGGCGGCTTTATCGGATCGAGCGTGGGGTCCTTGGTCGACAACTGGATCGTGTCCTCCCTCGCTCCCGCTCAACGCATCGAGGGCGCGCGGCTCGACAGCTTGCGCATCACTTCCGCGACCGAAGGGGCGGTGATCCCGCGCCTTTACGGCCGGATGCGCATCGGCGGCAATATCATCTGGGCCACCGATTTCCGCGAGGAGACGAAGACCACGACCCAAGGTGGCGGCAAGGGTGGCGGGGGCGGCAAGGTCAAGACGACCGAATATTTGTACTACGCCTCCTTCGCCGTGGCGCTTTGCGAGGGGGAAATCACCGGCATTGGCCGCATCTGGGCGGACGGTAAGGCGATGGATATGACCGGCGTCACCTGGCGCTGGTATCCGGGCGACGAGGCGCAGGGTCCGGACCCGTTCATTTCTGCCAAGATGGGCACGGACAGAACGCCCGCTTATCGCGGCACGGCATATGTGGTGTTCGAAGAGCTCGACCTCAGCGCCTTCGGCAACCGCCTGCCGCAGATCAGCTTCGAGGTGTTCCGGCCGCTGGCGGATGCGGACAAGGCCGAGGGGCTGGTCAAAGCCGTCACGCTGATCCCGGCCTCGGGAGAGTTCAGCTATGCGACGGTGCCGGTCAAGAGGCTCTCCGGCGCGGGTGGAGCGACCGTTGCCGAGAACCTGAATGCGATCTCCGATACCGCCGATATCGTCGTGGCACTGGATCGTTTGCAATCCATGGCCCCGGCGGTGGAAAGCGTATCGCTGGTGGTGGCGTGGTTCGGCGATGACCTGCGCGCAGGCAATTGCAAGGTTCGCCCCGGCGTCGAGGTTGCAGCCAAGACCACGACACCGTCGGCGTGGTCAGTGAACGGCGTCAGTCGTGCCACTGCCTTTCTCGTCAGTCGCGATGCCGAGGACCGACCTGTTTATGGCGGCACACCAGCGGATTTCGCGGTGGTACAGGCGATCAAGGAGATGAAAGCGCGCGGTCTGCGCGTCACGTTCTATCCCTTCATCCTCATGGACGTGCCGCCCGGCAATACCAAGCCCAACCCCTACAGTGCCAATGCCGCCACGGTGGGCCAGCCGACGTTTCCTTGGCGCGGCCGGATCACCTGTTCCCCAGCGGCTGGCTTTGCTGGATCGGTGGACAAAACCGCCATTGCCGCTTCGCAGGTCACGGCCATGTTTGGCGCTGCGACACCTGCCAACTTCAACGTTTCCGGCGAGGCGGTCACCTGGACCGGCCCGGTCGGTGAGTGGGGCTTGCGCCGCATGGTGCTGCACTACGCCCAGCTGTGTAAAGCGGCGGGCGGAGTCGATGCTTTCCTGATCGGCACCGAGATGCCCGGTCTGACCACGATCCGCAGCGGGGCCGCGACCTATCCGGCGGTTCAGGCCTATCGCGTTCTGGCAGCGGCCGTGCGTGTGATCCTTGGGCCAGGCACGAAGATCAGCTACGCAGCCGACTGGTCGGAGTATTTCGGCCACCAACCAGGCGACGGCAGTGGCGACGTCTTCTTCCACCTCGACCCGCTCTGGTCGGACGCGAACATCGATTTCATCGGCATCGACAACTACATGCCACTCTCGGACTGGCGCGACGGGTTCGATCACGCTGATGCAGCACTGGCCCCGGCGATCTATGACCGCGCCTACCTGCAATCGAACATCAATGGCGGCGAAGGGTTTGACTGGTTCTATGCCAGCGCCTTGGATCGAACAGCACAAAACCGCACGCCAATCAGCGATGGCGCAGCAGCCAAACCATGGGTGTTCCGCTTCAAGGATCTGCGCGCTTGGTGGCAAAACGCTCATTTCAACCGTCCGGGTGGTGTGGAGAGCGGGACGCCAACGGCATGGGTGCCGCAGTCCAAATCGATCTGGTTCACCGAATTGGGCTGCCCCGCGATTGATCGCGGCACCAACCAGCCGAACGTCTTCTTCGATCCGAAGTCGTCCGAAAGCTTCACGCCCCATTTCTCACGCGGCTGGCGGGATGATGCGATCCAGCGCGCCTATCTGGAAGCGACGTATCTGTTCTGGTCAGCACCAGCCAACAACCCGCTGTCGGGAATGACGGGCGCGCGCATGGTCAACGTGCCGGAATGCTCCGCATGGACCTGGGACGCGCGACCTTATCCATTCTTTCCCGAACTCACCGATGTCTGGACCGATGGTCCGAACTGGCAGCTGGGGCACTGGCTGACCGGGCGGCTTGGCGCGGTGTCGCTGGCGGCATTGGTGCGGCACCTCTGCCTGCGGGCAGGCATGCCGAAGGGCCAGATCGACGTCACCGGACTCTGGGGTGCGGTCGAGGGATATGTGATCTCGGCGCTGGAAGCCCCGCGCGCGTCGATTTCCACGCTGGCCCGTCACTTCGGCTTTGATGCCGTCGAGAGTGAGGGTCGCATCCGCTTCCTGATGCGCGGCCGGATCGCGACTTCAACGATCACCCCAGACGGCATGGTGGCCCCCACCTCGGGACAGGGGGACGTGATGGAACTGACGCGGGCACAGGAAACCGAACTGCCGCAGGCGCTGAAATGGCAAGTGGCGCGGGCGGACGAGGATTATGACGCGGCGCAGGTCGAAGCACGGCGCATTACTGTCGACACCACACGCATCGCGTCCGAGGCTTTCCCGATGGCCGTGCCACCCGAAGAAGCCGAACGCCGCTGCCGTCGCGCGCTGATGGAGGCTTGGGTCGGGCGCGAAAGTGCTGTGTTCCGCCTGCCGCCCTCGCGGTTGGCACTGGACCCTTGTGACGTGATCCTGCTCGATCATGATGGCCGCCTGACAGAGATGCGGTTGGTGTCGATTGCGGATTCCGATCTGCGCAGCATCGATGCGGTGCGCCAGGACCGCGCCGTCTACGATTTGCCGCCCGGAGAGTCGCGCCCAGCTTCACTCTCGACGCCGACGGTCTTCGGCACGCCTGATTTGCTTCTGATGGACCTGCCGCAACTGCGCGAGGATCAGCCTGCACATCGCCCCTTTGTCGCCGCCCATGCCAAGCCGTGGCCCGGCGAAATGGCGGTGTATCGCAGCGCCGCGACGGATGGGTTTGATCTGCTGACAACATTTGGCACTCGCGCCCGCCTCGGTGTGTTGGCTGCGGACTTCTTTTCCGGACCAGTGTCGAGGTTCGATCTTGGCAATGCGCTGGTCATCGATCTGTTCTCAGGCACGCTGGAGAGTGTCACCGACATTGCCTTGCTGGGCGGGGCCAATGCGCTGGCGGTAGAAACTGGTCTCG